CTACTGTGCATAAACTTTGGTCCCACATACGCCTATGGGGGCGTAATGCACCCGCATACATTGTTATACACTTCACAGGGGGTGTCACAGATACCGTTGCTGGTATGCTAAAAGTGTACAATGATTATGTGTCTGCTGGATCTAACGCACACTACCTCGTCGGGAAAGATGCTATATGGGAGATGGTAAACCCAAAGATGCATTATTGTACGTATAGTTGTGGCTCCGCTGCTTCTAAGAAAAATCCTTGCCGTACCGTGGGATGGGGAATAGCTGCATACAAAGGGGCTCTTTCTATGAGTCACGCGGGCGTAGCAGGTCACTCTAACACAATAAACGTAGAAATTTGCTCTTGTAAGGCGAAGAAGACAAGAACAAGACCGACAGACAAAGACTGGTACTTTAGTGACGATACCTATTTTAACGCGACCCACTTAGTGGCTTGGCTATGTGATACATTCGGTATTAAAGTTTCAAACATCATAATGCATAACCAAATTACGGGTAAGCTATGCCCTGCAATGTGGTGCAATCATGACGGAGCAGAGGTGGGGTTTGAGCAGTTCAAAACAGACGTAGCTCGGATGCTTAACGATATGGATGGCACAACGAGGTCTTCCGCTCCAGAACCCGAAAAAGGTACAATAGAGGTGACTCTAGGGTCTCTTTATTACAGCAGGCCATCATTAGACGCCCCTATTATAGGTATGGCTAAAGACACAACGACCGTGCAGTATTTACTTAATGACGGCGATTGGTACTACACAGATAGTGGATGGATTATAGAATGAATTTGCTTGGTAAGATAGGCTCCCTTTACAAAGAACCCGTAGACGACACCCTCGGTGACGATAACATTGCCGTATCTAGAGAGGACAATAACCCTTTTATTGCTACGGCTGTGCTAGGTGCTCGGAACGCTTACGACACCCTGCATTACACGCTAGCCCCCGTTCTCAAAAGCAAAGAGGTTTCTCTCAAACAAATTGACCGGGTGCTTAAGATTTGGATTGACCGTCTAAACGATATAGCTCAGATGTATGAGGAGCTACTATCTAAAATTAACGAAATATCGGCAGATATGGAGGGTACGTTCTCCATAGACTTTGCTAAGGAGGCTTGGGAACTTATCCAAGACACCCCGATATTAAGAAGATATATAGGAGAGGCTAATTACTGGTTGTTGCATGACACCGTGGGTCTGTTAGCTACACAAGCGAACAGTATATCCGCCGATGTGTTATCTGGAATAAAAGAGGCGTTGAAGCAGTGTATCCTTGGTCTTCTTGCCATGACCGATGGGCTTTTATGTCTAGAGTCATACCTTTCTATGATCCAGCAATACTGGGGAGCTTTGTACTTGAAGGTTATACCCGTTCCGCTGCTCGATAGCATTGTGCCAAACGTCACCACGGCTTACTGGTACAAGCTACCTGATACGTCTAGTTCCGAGGTCACGAATGACCCTCCAGGATGGGGGTTCACTCCTATCCCAGTGCCTATACCAGAGCCAGCCATGTTTGCGAAGAACCCTGCTTACATCGCTAACTTAGACATGTGCAATCCATCCACATGGTATTATGAGGGATCCCCCTACTACATGAGTAACACCATGACCATGCTGTATCGGGCGTTAAATTATTGGGGAAGTTCGTACACAAACGCCTACTTGCCCCTAATAAACAACCTGTACCCCCGTAGAGACTACACGGTAGACGGGGAGAAGCGAGAACACCCATTACAAGTAGGCCGTACGTTCGCCCAAATAGACACGGATAAGACTACGATTAGAGGCACTAAGCCTTCTGAATCCACCATTGACGTAAAGCAGTTGTTTGAGAATACATTTAACGAACCTATGGTAGCCGCCATGCGAGAGTGGCAGGAATACTATGAAAGGGCAAAAACAGTCCTTCTTGACTTTTTGACTAGAGGGTTTGCTGCGTATGGCGAGGATGTGTCCACGATTGATAGGTTTGTCGCTTTGCAGCAGGAGAGTACGGGATACCCACTATACGACGTTTGGCGTGAAACTAATGGGGAGTATCTTGCCGCTATAAAAGGTATGCTTGAATCTTGGAACACTCTTGTAGCTTTATACGCTGCGAAGAACAATTTAGACGCTTCCACAGTTGCCTCGGACGCATTATATGATACCGTGATGGACGTATTCACGAGAGCTGGGGGTGCTGTAAAAGGCTACCAGGGTAGCTTAGAAGCCGGGCAGGTGTTCGTATCCGCCCCATCTTATTCACCTGCAACCCCCGTGGATTCTTTGTGGGAGGGCATACCGAATATGGCCTACGTAGTGGACACCACTTCCGGGTTTATTAGTGCAATTAATTTGGGGGCTGACACAACCGTGGCTGGGGATTCTGCACAGGGCACCTACAAGATAGTTAAGCCAAGTTTTGCCATGTTCCCTTCTAACGTAATAGACACGGAGGCCGCGGTAAAACATATAGCAGAGTTTAACTTTATTGCAAATACTATCCGTGTAAATCTAGTAGACGTAGCCGCGGATCTTGCTCTTGGTGCCCCTATAAACGAGGACGCCGTTATTCTTGAATACACCTATGGCGACACTGCTACTGTAGTGGTAGGCTCGGTAAAAGATTCTTTACACAAGCGTAGGGCTTGTGGGGTATATACGTTAGGGGGAGGCCCCACCCGTGGGAATATATTCTTCCCCGATGGGGATCTCACAAACGCCTCGGAATCTAAGACGTTTGTAACCTTATACGACGATTTTGTAAATACCGCAGAAAAGGCAAACGACGAGCTTGGAGAGATAGTAGGCTACGCCATAAACAAAGGGCGAGAAATTAAGTTCCCTTGCTTTGGCGTATATGGCAACTTGCTATCTATGCAGTCCTTTGACTACAAAGAAATGCCCTATGCCTCGTTTAAGAGCAATTATGCAAGAACACGTTCTGGCTCAGACCTGTATTACAACAAGGCTAACCCAGAAAATGTCATACTGTACCACTCCCAGCACTACTCGGTGGCGCGACAAATGTACATGGCCATTTACCACGAAGCCTTGGCTAGCCAAACGAAAAGCGTGGGGTCATCTACATACAGCTACTACGTATACCCCTGTGAGAGTGTATCCGTCAGCAAAGTGTCCTCTAGCCCTAGTCTTGGTAGCTTGCTTTCTGTAGATGCCATAGGGCCATCGGGGGACCAGTACCACTACACCACCCTATCCAATACGATACCAAAGTGCGCCAAGTACGTAGATCCTACGAAGTGGTCTGTCTTAGACATAATTCATGAGATGTATTTACTCGCATCAAACTTGTCTTCTTTGTGCGGTGATAATGGTGAGCGGTTGAGAACCTTTGAGAAGGACATCGAGGCGTTTGGTATATCCCCTCCAACATTCGTGGGGCAGCTTCCCGAGAACAACGGAGAGTACGTTACTTACGAATGCTCGTTGTTTGAAGAGTACGCCACCAAGATCGAGGAAGCTGTAGCCGCTGTTTATGTATTAAGAGATAAGTTGATCGAGGCCACAAACACGCTTTGAACTACCTCTGAGCGAGAACACCCCTTCCCTTTAGGTGAGGGGATGAGCGCGAAAAATAATTGTTAGAATCAAAAAATAATGTATATTTGAAATATGAAGAATCCCCGGCCATTTAGGGTCGTATGGGCGTCAACTCATGAGCAGCAACTAAACGGCTTAAAGCAACGGAGAGAACAAAATGACAGACGAAGAAGTAAAAAAATTTCCTTGGTTTGCTCTTGAAAACCATGCTGATGAATTAACTAAAGAGCAGTTCGACTACTGCGTAAGTAAAATGCCTTTAACGGCTCTTAAATGCTGTGCGGACAGGCTAACACCAGAACAGATAGAATACTGCATTCTAAGAGGGGCAGGGGCATCGGCGGCTCTTATTCACTGTGCAGATAAGTTAACGCCTGAGCAATTCGACTATTGTATGCGTAAAGATCCATGGGCAGCTCTTGCATACTGTGCGGACAAACTAACGCCCAAACAGTTCGACTATTGTATGCATAAAGATCCATCGGCGGCTCTTGAGTTTTGTGCTGATAAATTAACGGATGAGCAGCTAGACTACTGTTTGGATATGACAGAAGGATAGATAAAGAAGTAAAAAAAGTAAGAAAACACATGAGGACATCGTTTCTTCAGTGAGGACTTAACACTATGCAGAATAATCCACATCAAGAAATTCGTACAGATTACATGGTCAGCGACGTTTTTACCCCGACCGCGGCGAACCAGCTTGCCCGATCAATTCCCTTTGACTTTGTAATTACGCCAGAAATGGTCACAGCCTACATGCTACAGCACCCGGGACGAACAGTTCTTGACATAGGGGCTTTGATTGCTAGCAATATAAATGGGAGCGATGATGCTACGTGGGATAGTCCCGTACAAGCCCCCGTTAGAATATTTATTAACGCGCCCTACACCCCCAGTATCCAATTTGATTTTAGCGGGCGTTTAATCCGAGCCACGGAGACGGGTGCCCCTATTTTAGATTGTTCTGGGTTTAAAGTGTCTGGAAACTGGGACGCCACTGTGACAAAAGATATGGTGTACGTGTACTCAGCGTACCCGTATAGGGTTGTAGTACCCGTCGCTGGTATAAACTTCGTATCTACACCCGCGACGTACGTGTCCTTTCAATATGGTAACCCAGCGAACTCAGGGGTTATAAAGGTAGGGGCATACGCCACAGAACGTAATGCTAGTGTTTACGACCAAGGTGAACGTGATGATATTCAAATTATATGTGAACAAGTAATCCAGGGGCACCCATTCACAATAAGCCCCTCGGAAGGCCACATTGAATCTGGCTACAGACCAGCCGTGGTTCTGGCTAATTGGACTAGCGGAGCGGCGTCTACGGTATTGGAATACTCCTTAGCGAGAGAAGACACCGTTAAGTATGGGCTTTATCAACAAATAGAGGCATCCATTGCCCTCGGTACAAAGCCCGTAATAATAGAAAATAACACGGACTTCGTGGCTCGGTACACGTTGAGCAAACAAGCAACAACGTTCTTTGAGTTTACAAACGCCGCTTTAGGCCGCTCCATTGTGCTGACAGCACTAGGTGCTATACAAAGAACAGGTGTGGTGGGCACGTCTACTAGTGGTAAAGTTATAATTACAGACCTGTACCCAGACACGGTACCCCATGTTACAAAGACACAGGAAGTGGGTCGGGTGTCTACGGGCATGTATGCCCCAGGTAGTTACGACTGGCAAAAACTTCTAATATACCGTGAGGATACGGCCACAATGAGCACAGTAGCCGAGGATATTGGCCATATAGGGGATACTACGTGGTTTTACCCTGCTAGACCGTTTGACTTCAAATCGGCGCACACCCTAGATTGGTACTTCTGGTACGCTATAAGCGATTATGAATACGCGGAAGGTGCCAGTGAGCCTACTATTGGTTGGTACGAGAATACTAGAACTGTCCTGTTCATTAATTCGGACACGCTACTAGCGGGTACCGTTTACGAAATTAATATGCACAGCGTCCGCCTTCCTATTGGAGTAAGCAAAATAGGTACAGCGGAATCAGACTATAACGAACAAATTAGCCCTATTGACAGAGACGTCTTAACAATACCCCTCGGTAATCGTCGTCCTCGCTTATACTTTGTAAATAGCGAGGGGGCATCCGCCAACATACGCTACTGGGGTGATACGACGCTGGGCGGTAGAGCCGCTGGCAGTCTCCCTTATGGTGTATACGCGGCATTCTACGCTCCGTATACTATGAATGATTACACGGAGCATACTCCCAGCCCAGACACCCTTTTTAGTAGCCCTTTGTGTGACCTAGCCGTAGCCAAGGTGCAGTTCGTCAAGTTGAACGGTGATATATACATTATGAGCTATTAGTATGAACCGAGTCATAATTTCACACGGACAGACAGACTACCTACCGTCCTTTTACACATCCTGTGTACAAAACACGGTGGTCGTGCTTGATGCACCCACGGACGAGGACATCCACTTATGTAAAATTCACGGGTACAACACCGTGCTTATGCCTAAGAGGGGCAACAGGAGTGCTAATAGGAATGCGGGGCTGTCTTATATTATGGACCAATACCCAGATACAGATATTGTGGAGTTTCTTGACGGGGATCGTGTTCCCGAAACGTACTCCCCACTGCATACACAAGAGTTACTCAGGGGTACAACGGACTGCGTGCTTTACACGTGCGTCAAAGATACCCGTAAGTCTAAGTATATTGTGGGGGCAGCTTTAGACACGGTTGTGGACACAGGTACAATGTGCAATCCGTTCTACAGTTGTGGGTTTGCTATGACTACGCAAGCCATTCGTCGTGTACAGGAGTTCAACCAAGGTATGCTGTTCGATGAAAGGTTTACTGAGTGGGGTTGCGAGGATCAGCTTCTAGGTCTTATATGCAGCCATCTGGGTCTAACGGTTGTTTTAACCACCACAACCACGATTGCGGGGGATGTGGGTGGTGACGCACACAGGCACGGCACGTATAGAGTGGCGTTGCAGAAATATGTGGATGCTATACGGGAGCTAGGGCTCACAGTCCGGTGATAGTCCCCGTTAGGCTGTCAGGTTGAAGCAGTTGTTCGGTGTTTTGAGCACCTTTCAGTTTTTCTTCTTTAATCATCTTTTTAATCTCTCGCTGTTCTTGTCGAAACCTTACATCAAATAAAAGTTCTTGTTCTGCCTCAAAGCATTCCGCTTCCGTTGGCTCGGTTAAAAAAGGCATTTTTCCTCCTATAATCCGTGCCAAAAACTTGGCGCGATGTCTTCCTTTTTTAAGTCTTCCTTGAGATATCGTCTATATTCTCGCCTTGCTTGCCGCTTCTGTTTACGCTTTTCAATTGCGTTGGATGGCTCATTATACAGCATATCCATTTTTGCGCGGCTATGAGTCGCTGGTATTTTGTCTCCTTCCATCATTCCTCCTCACGTTCGATGTCGGTATAGGTGCTTGCGCTTATACCGGTAAGAAGTGAATTGTTAGATTCACAAGCTGGCCGTCATCCTGTTCTTGCCACGATATGGCATCAACAGAACAAAGGTTAATCCCCATGTTATTGGGAATCACGTCGATTGGCAGAGGGCTTTCAGCCTTACCTTCAATAAAGTCCGAAACCTTAGCGTAGTAGCTTTTCATTGGCTACCTCCTTTGTAAGTTATCCAGATAACTTGTTATCTGGTTGTTTGTCAGCCTAACATTTTATTAACCTGTGCTACTGCACCAGGTTGAAGCAGCTGTTAGGATTCTTCTTTTACTAACAGCATAGATAGTCGGGCTATTTCTGCTTGTTGCTCTTCTACCATTTTCGTAAGTTCTGCAATGCGTTTTGCACCACCTTCAAAACAAGATATGAGGTTTTCTATTCTTGACTTAGAAACAATATAATAATCCCCAAGTTCTTCTCTTGCTTTTAAGTCAGTAATATCAATAAGTTTTTGCATGTAATTCTCTCCTTTGCAACTATACCGTACATCTAGAATGAGTATTCCGTGGACGCATTAATATCGGTACCAGCAACATCGCTCACCATTAGCACCTGTACGCCCATTGTATCTACCAAGGTGCCCAGCACCTTCCCTAGATCCTGCCTAGGCTCTCCCCTTACGTGCTTAAAGGGCTCGTCGAGAATCAAAATAGGCCGCTTTCCTGCAAGCATTAGGCACCCAGCCCGTAACGAAAAGCTTATAGCATCCACAACGCCACCACCAGTAGAGGCTACAGGATCTAGCTCTGTCGTGCCTTTCTTAATCTTAAGCTCTGCCACTACTTTGTTATTCTTAGGAACAAAGTTAACCACAAACGAATACCCAGGAAACAGCATCTCTATACTGCTATTTACGGCACTCTCTACCGCTTGTTTAAGCTGTTCTTGTGTCTGGGATGCCACACTCTGAAGCAAAGCAAGTGCCTTGCGCCGTGTGTCTAAAAGATCCGTCAGCGCGAGTAACTTGTCATGAGCCTCTGATGCCTTACTATTGGCTATGTCTAGACGAGCGCGCCCAGTCACAACCTTGTTCTGTAGTTCTGCTAGTGTCATAAGCCTGCTTCACGTAATAGTTTGTCCGCTGCTTCTATGTATTCTTCTTGAGCCTTTTCAGCTTCTTGTAGCTCCATAGCGATTTTGTCCAGAAGAGCTTCCGCATCCTCTATGGTGTCCACGCTGTAATCACGGGCTAGCTGCTCTTCCACTGATTGTTTTTGTCCGTCGGCTCTAGCAATTTCTGTTTTAAGACGCTCAATGCGTGTGTTGATATTATTGATGTCAAGGGCCATGTGGTTACTCCTTTGTGGCGTTAGGTACATATTCTCTCAAAATGCTGTGAACTTCTTCTTTTACAGCACTGTTATTTTCTAGTTCTGCTGCGTTTTCTACGTTTGTAACGTAATCCAAGCGGGGTATAGCAATGCGGGGTAGACCCTCTTTATAGGTATTCAGTTCCGTGTCTTCCCTGGATGCACTAATAGAGGACACCTCTCCATACGTCTGTAGAAGCACTACCTCTACGGACATGGTCTTTGTATCGAGTATGTAGCACCGTGGTGTGTAGTCCGCCATGTCGGATACCTGGATGTTCAAGCAGCCACAAGCTACTACGGTGGTGTTTCCGATAGTCACGTCGTACCCGTGGTGGTAGTCCCCCGTTAGTATGAACTTAGCGTTAGGGCACATATTCACAAGATCCTGGGCAATCAATCCACAGTCGGGCATCGGGCGTGCTTTATCGTCTGGGAAAACAAGTTGATGGGTACACCAGATGTCGCAGTCGGGTATTACGTCGGGTTCCATGCCAAAAGGGTAGGCCTCTACGTGTAAGCCGTCCGTCGTGTTGAGGCTCTCTAGCTGTACAATGTTTTCCATATAGAACACGTTTCCTATGGTGGAGCACTCTAGGTTATTAATAGAGTGCTCCAATAGGTCGTGATTGCCGGGCAATACTCGAATAGGCAAGCCATCAAATCGAGATAGCATACTTAAGGTAGCTACGGTGGCCTCTGTAGACGTGCGCGCTCTATGAAATAAGTCACCAAGAATCCACATCTCATCACACTTCTGTGCTATTGGTATTAATTGTGCAATAGACCTCTTTTGCTCGTATTTCCAGTTGTCGGGGTTTACGCGACACGCGGGGGCATCCCCGCGAATGTGCCAATCTGCGGTTAGTAGGAATCTTGCCATGATGTTATTTCTTTATTTTAACTTTAACAGGTTTTGTGGAGACTTTCTCGGCTTTGTACTTAGGGGTCTTCTTTTTAGCGGGTGCCTTTGGTGTTGTACCTTCTGGTGAATCGGCCACAACTTCTGTAGGGCTTTTACGCTTCTTGATTTTACATTTAACGGGCTTTACAGGTACCTTGCCTTTAGAGGCCTTATTTTTACATAATGTCTTTACCCAGTTATTGTACGTATCAGCGAACCGTTTACATAACACGGCAAGTGCCTGCTCGGATATACCGGCGTATGGTATGCTGGCACAGCTTGTTTTGAGCACGCCGTCTATGACGTTCAAATTGAAGTAAAATTTACCATCGTCTAGAAGCACCAGGTCATTATAGAAAACGTAATCGTCAGTAGGGCCGCCACCTTTGTTGAACACCCGGCATACGCACCAAGTGCCCCCATACCCACCCATACGCACACCGTACTTTCGTAGTGTGGTGATTATGAACGCACGGTGCTCGTGTTCCAAGTCCTCCGTGTTTTTGTCCGAGACTGCACACTTTAGCTTCAAAGAGTGAACTCGGTAGCTACGCTCTAATGCAATAGCTATGATAATGATGTATGCGACTAATAGTCCTATTGATACTGGTTCCATTGTATATGGTCTCCTTTGTTGTTTTTGTTATTACTATCTAATATAACTAATTATATTATCCCTGTCAATAGTTATTTTAACTTTCTTCGTCAAAGAACAGCTCCAACTGTGGTTATATGAAGAAATACGGCAACAACCCCAGAGCTAAAGACTCCAGGGTAGTTGCTTATACACAATAATTAGCCTTCTTGCAAGCTATTAATCAGCGCTACAGGAAGCATAGCGAGGGTGGCAACTGCCCACGCGGCTTCGTCTTCTGTAAGCTCCGCCGTAGCGAGCATCTTCTTAGCAGTGTCTAATGGGTTCTTAGACGACGCTATGTAGTTCAACTTAGTCCAGACCGGTAAAGGGTTCATAATACGTCCCCTTCACTTGCTGTTGTATTTAGGCGCACGACCAGTAGCCACTGCGGCCTCTTCACGTTCCCAGCGGTCACGCACGCGCCTTGTAAGCTCCGCGTTCATGTCAGGATTGTCCTCGCACATCTTGATTAGTTGGTCTCTTGTGTACTCTACGCCAAAATGTGCGTCTAGTGCCTCTTTGAGCTCTGGTGTGCTTTCTGCCCATTGTAGAATCCATTGAGCAGATAAAAGGGTGTTTCCCTCGGCTACTTTCTTGGCAGCACGACATTCCTCTATTTTGCCGATGGACTCCACCCAGTCTTTAAGAGAATCCAGTGTCTTAGACTTGGCGTCTTCGCTCCACGCGATATGATCACATACAGCTTTCTTAAGCTCCCCTTTGTCGTCTCTTAGGTCGTATAAATAATCTAAGTTTGAGCCGATGTTGTCAATGCCATAGTCGAAGTACATGGTGTAGTATACCGTTCTATAAGGACGTGGGGTCTTTGACTTTATAGTAGTTGCCTTAACGTAAGCACCTACTGGTTTGCCGTTCCGTGTCAATGTCTTCACAACCGTTAAAAATACTCTTGTGTGGCTATAGAACTCTAGAGCCTTGCCACCAGACACGGTCCACTTCTTAGAGAAAGGAGCAGCGTTTAACTTTTCACGAATTTGGGATACGATGATCAGACTAGTCTTAGCGTCTTCCAATTTCTGATGTTTCGTCCTGAAGAAAGATCCGCTAAGGAATCTGGCGATCTGGGTGCCGTAATCCCCGGGGTCTTTTACGTCTTTTCCTGCTGATAGCTGGGCTAGTCGGCTAGCTTCCATATCTTCTTTAGTGGCGTCAGATAACCCATCTAGGCTATCTACAGAGTAAATACCATAGTTTTCATCGGGAATCGTTTCTAAAAATAAGGACACATGAGCGTCCATCTCTTCCACGGTCTTGCTGTCTTCTACCCGCTTATTTCCTATCCGACGGTTTTTTGGGCGAATGTCAACCCCATATAAGCCGTGGGTATCGAAAGTATCCCCAGTCTCTGTGTCGTCTGAGAAAAATGTCAGGCGATCCTTAAGCTTGTGATAGTTAGCTGCAATAATCTCATTCTTCCAAAACGTCTTACCGCCCGAAGAATCGGCAATAATGTTCAGGATAGATCCGAAAGGTAGCCCGTATACACCCTTAGCACCCCCGACAAGCAAGTCACCCAAGTCAAAGCCCATGTGCATCATAATAGGCTCTTCTTTAGCCTCTATTTTCTTTTTAGCTGTAGCCATTTTGTGTATCCTCTAAAAATAAGTTGAAAAGCGGGTCAACTGGAACATCACCCAGCCACCCGCGGTTGTTATCAGGACTGTACAAGTTACCGAGCTTTAGCGCGAGCCAAACACTTGTTATACACATCATCTGGGCAACGAGCACACGAAGATTGTGTATCACAATCGACACCGAACACGTGACCGCTAGGACATGGGTTCGCAATAACAGCCTCTTCTACCAAGTCTTCCTTGACACGACGTCTGGCGGGCTTTGTGACGGTGTCTGGGGCGGCAGCTACGGGAGCTTCCTCCGCTACGCGTGGGGTATCCTGGAAGCGAGCATTCGATTCTGTAGGAGGCTCATCATAATCCTGCCCTAAATCATCGGGGTCCCCGTTGAGAATAGCACGGATCTGGTCGGCAGTTTTAATCGTAAGGAAAGTGTCAAGAGAAGGAACCTTCATCAAGATATCTTCAGAGATTTCTTCCTGCCTTTCGTTGAATTCAAACTGATCAGCTAGTGAGTATTTCCTCCCGTTATTCATCTTCTCTTCTACTACAGTAAAAGAAACAACCTTGCCCTCATACGGATCTGCAAAGTTTACGACGCCCTTACCACGCATTGACGAGACGGCCTTACCCTGCAATCCTTTGGCAAAGCGAGAATGTGTCATCTCGAATATATAAATGTCGTTTGTTGATGCGTGGAAGTTAGAATCCAACGGCTGCACGGCGTACACACACTTACGCTTACTAAACAAATTACGGGCTTCGTCCTTGGTGGACTCATCTTTCCATAGTTCGTCAGCTCGATCGCATGTAGGACACTCTCTACCGTATGTCTTCTTTAGGCAGACGTGATCCTCTTTGTTGGGACCAATGCTCTGGTGAACCCATAGGTCAAGTACATAGTCCATGTCGCCCACCTTCGCGTTTCCAGCGACAACTTCTGGATGATCCTTGGAAGAAATTTCCCAAGGCAAAATATTGATGTCTTGGTATTCACCGGGCTCGGCGAACTTAAAGAACTTCATTTGTGCTTGGCTCTTGCTATAGTCCATGAAGGACCTGCGACCTACACCGCCTTTAGAATCGATCGTAGCCGTTTGTTGTGCTGCACGTCTTTGCAAACTACCGTAGTTTCTTTGTTGTTGTGCCATAATTACCTCATGTTTATTGTTGTTTTTGTTTTTTAGATATAGAGTCTAACTATACTATCATCTTGTTTTATTTTGGTTCAATTCATCCGCTAGGCTAAAGGCCCAGGGAACTTCTCTCACGAAATCCGTTAAGCTCATCACGAATAGCCCGTTGTGAAGTATCGCATGTATACTCTTCCGACACGCCACTCATGCTCATGCCCATAGATTTAGATAGGGCCATCCTTACAGCGGCCTCTACCATAGCCCGTTTGTGGTCAAGGGCTCTAACCTTCGCTTCTGCCTTGCCTAGTTCTCTGTTCCTTTCTACCACAGCCGCTTTTAAGCTACAAAGTTCTTCGTTGGTGTCTACGTTTGCCGACACCGTAGATTCCGTCAACTTCTCCCCAGATGCCTTAGCTTTCGCCCGGATAGCCAGTTCTACTTCAGCTGTCTTGCGGTTTAGGGCGTTCAGAGCTTCGTCGCGACTAGCCCTAGCATCCACGGCTACTTCGCTATAGTAGTTGAATAGGGAAGACTGTCTGGACACTGCGGTTGGAAGGTCCATGAAATCAATCAGTAAATCTGGGTCTGTTTCTACTTCATCTAGCTGCATACTTATCTCCTTATGATTATTATCGTTGTTGTACAATGGTTGTGTATACCTTCTACGCCAATGAGCGCCACGCAGCAAGCACGAGCCCTGGAAACCCAGAATCGTACGTGTTTATCGCAAACTCCTCCATCACACGACAGACACGAGCATTCATTGTTTTATTGTTGGTAGACTTCATTAATATACTAGAGCAGTACCCTAGGACACTACGTCTCACAGTCTCTGGCTCCACCTTACCCTTTACAGCACTCAAGGCCGCTGAAATCTCTTTCCAAGATGCAGAGCACAATGTTCTACACACCTGCAACGTGTCTGGATTAGACCCTTCTGTGAAAAATGCGGTGGCTTGTAGTTGCGCTTGCACGTCGTCTTTATAGCACATGGCTTGCCCTAGTAATACTATAGCATTACGTGCGGAGCCTTCTGAAGAACTAATGATTGAATCGAGAACGCTATCGTCTAGCTCAAAATCTTCACTCTTAGCAGTACGGCGTACCACGGTTGCTATCTGTCTAGGTGTCAATGACTCTAAAGCCCACTTGGTGCAGCGTGTGCCAATAGCCTTCCCTTCATCACCCTTTAAGAAGGTGTCCTTGTCCGTAGTTCCAAAGAAGAAAAATACGTGGGCTGGAGGCTCTTCTGTTGGTTTTAGAAATGCTCGCTTAGCGTCTGCTGTGAGAGATTGGGCTTCGTCAATAAAATAGACTACAGAGTCACCCATCATAGGAAGGCTGTTAAGGTCTTCTATGATGTCCCGTACAGTATTAATGCCCCTGGTGTTACCCGTGTTGAACTCCTTGACTCCGAATCGAGCATGAGCTCCTAAAAACTCGGAGGCTATTATCCTCACGACGCTAGTCTTACCCACGCCCGACGGCCCCGAAATTAAATGGCAATGGGATATGCGGCTCTTGTCCTCCTGAGAGAAGTGAGCCCGTAATCCTTGCAGGGTGGCGTCGTTGCCAACCATATCTGCCATAGTAGCTGGTCTATACTTAAGATCTAATGACATTTTTCCTTTTACCTACTTCTTTTTTGGAAAGTGAACACCCTTGCGTACTTTAACAATTAACAAGGTCCATTCAGTGTTGCAAGGGTAGTTCACTTAATTGCGTTTTCCAGACTTTCTAGAGTGAATTTAGTAAAATTGTTAACTAAGAACTCCCACTTGACTGCATCTAGTACAGAATCTACGGGGGGAACATTCCCGTAACTACGTAAAGTCTCCTCTAGATCTTCTTTGTCAGACGCTAGTGAATCAATTTCGTCTTCTAGGTTTTCTACGTCATCCTCCAAGGAGGCAACTTTGTCTTCTAGTTCTTCTGTAGTGGCCTTTAGTGCCTCGAGCTCGATTTTCAATGCTTCATTTTCTCTAGTGAGCACTTCTATCTCAGTTTCTAACGATTCATTTGCCATATCACGTATCTCCTATTTCTTGTTATGGTTTTTGGGGGATCACTTCACATCCTTGTTATGGATATAACAGGACACTACACACTAAACAAACTTGCTTTGCCAGTTTTTGTCCTTGATTCCATACTCGCACGCTTCGCCGACATCTTTCATTTCAGACCAAACACCGCCAACGTCACTCGCTTCAACTTCAATAACAAGGGGGACGCTTATCCATGCATATTCTTGACTTACCCGCTCAACTCCATTCTTGTATATGATTGAAGTAAAGGCGTCTTCCTCCCCCTCTTTTACAAGACCGATAATTGCGTCATGGATTTGCCCGATGATCCTCGACTGTAGGTTCTCCCTCATGATAGAGTTCACATCCCGAATAAGTGCCCAAAGCAAACAATGGAAAGACGATCCTTGAATGCACCTATTAGCAACCTCGGTGTAACGCATAGGCCCATGGCACCTAAATCCTGTAAAGCCTTCAACATAGCCGTATGTCTGATACCTTTCCCATTCCTTCTGCCTCCACTTATTGTACACGGCGAACCGCTTATTCCAGAAAATGTCATCACCCTTGCGCACATGCTCTTCCCACTTATCGTAAGTATCAATGCCGCAATCTTTTTCGAGGTGCTCCTTTGTGTACGATGGCATATTGTTCCACATGTTTAATGCACACGATTTATAAGCTGCCCCATAGAATGAGCTAAAGACGTAACCAGACTTAATAGAATTACGCTCTTCCTTTGTAAGCTCCTCTGGCTTACGAACGTACATATCACAGGCGGTGTCCCTATGCATGTCCGAAGCAGGATCCTGTAAGTAACGAATCATGTTAGGGTCGTGGTGATAGCTAGCGGACACCATCACCTCAAGGCTCTTGTAGTCTAGTTCCATGAAACGGTACCCTGGAGGCGCTATAAACAGCGACCGCAGAAGCTTCTTCATCTCCTTGTCCCTCTTCGGGATATTCTGGAAGTTCGGGCTATCCGCAGAGCTTCTATACGTTTTTGGGCCGGCATCTCCATCATCACCAGCACCCGTGGACAGGTTAAAGAACGGGCGAATTAGGTGCATACCTTTCTCCTCATCCCACACAGCTTCTCGCTGGTAGCCATATAAGAAGGCATCCTTAATCTTTGCTAATTTTTTTAGCTCTAAGATGTCCGTACAGAAAGGTGTGCCGATTATCTCTAGAGTAGCCTTACCACAGTCTTCTTTGCCGAACGGTGGCTTAATCTTCAAAATTCGATATAGTATGTCTCCGACTTGCTTAGGGCTTTGGGGATTAAACACTTTGCCTGGATTAAGACTCTTCCACTTAGCCACTTCTGTACACTCTTGTATACGCTTTTCTATAAGAGCGGACTTCTCCTGAAGCTTAGTGCTTAAGACATCGATACGGGATACGTCAAAGGGGATACCCTCCGCTTGAACTCTTGCGAGGGTGTCCATGCCCTGCATAAAAAACTTGAAAGGCTTCTCTAGCCCTACCATACTCTTAGACTGTTTATCCCTGATTACAAGGGTGTACAGAGAGTCCTCCGCGCAATAATAAATCAAATCCCCCCAAGGTATTCCTATACTGGCCTTAAGCAGATTGAACGAATTGGCGCTCTTAGGGTCTTCCCCCACCATAGATGTAGACAAAATACTATCTACACTGTTGTCATAGCCCAATATTCCCAGTTCTCTGTATACGTGTAACTTAAGCCCAACCTTCTGATTATTGTCAATTACGTGGGCACCTATACAGGTATCCCATGACCAGTTGCTTGGCCACTCGGCCGCTGTGCCACCTAGACCCGCTCTAAACTTAGTCCACGTAGCTTCGTAATCTGCCTTATGCGCCACTAAACCTATAGACTCGTGGTGGGTGAGCCTATACCAGGCGTCTATAAGTTCTGGGTTGTTGTTGTCCCATTTAAATCCGATAGCGTGGTATTCTCCATTTTTACGGTACCCCACGGACGCGGCCTTTATCTCGTGCCCTTCCCTGTGAGGCTTTAGCCCCGTAGTTTCGTAGTCTATGGCTACGTCGTGGTGTCCTTCGGGAGATGCGTCTAGTAGGCCTTGCTCACCCCACTCAATAATCTCCCGCACCCAGCTAGCAGCTTCCGTAGAATCCTGCGTCGTACGTACGTCATTCGGTATCGTGGGAAGTGGAGTGTCCTTTAGTGAGAACGCTATGCGTAGATGTTGGGCGAAGTATCCCGCGGGGCACTTATCCATGAAGTCTACGGACGCTATGTACTCGGGTGGGTACGTTGGGCATATCCAGCAATTATATTGTCTATCAGGGATACAAGCCCCGTATAGATCCGAGGGTGCTATGTTTTTTATGCGGCCTGTTAGTCTATCCCAAATCAATGCTTGAGTGGCTACGGGGCCCATTGGAATGATTACTGTAGGCTTAAACTTTTCAATAAGGGCGTTAAGGCGTTGTTTACACACACTAGCGGGGGACTTATCGTCTCTAGGTTTACCCTTACAGGGAATAACATAACCGAGCCAGGCGGCCTTTAACAAGTTACTGGGAATACCTCTCTTGCCCTGTACGTGCCACAGCACGTTATACTGAGGCGACGAGAATATCTTTTTAGGGGTATGGTCCTCTCGGCCTTGTATGTAATCACTTAGTATTAATACTCTGTCAGAACCTTCCCCAACAAACTCAATATCTTTACCAGACCTATCTCGTCCACAAATAAGACAGCCTTGATATTTACTATTACTCTTGTTCGCTGCGACAATATCTGTCGTTAATTTCAAAAAGCCCATTATGTTCCTTTTACAAACAAAAAAGGGTGCCCGACCTTGTTAGCTTCGACAATGAACCAAACCAAAAAAAGGAGAACCAGCTAAGGTCGCGCACCCATATAGTTACTATACCAGCTAACTATACGCTCACGTGGTGTATGTTATGACTAGCATCACAAACGCACCAGAAGTTACATATAGCGAAGGTGTGCTACCATGGATACAAAGCTTAAAATCAAAACTTTTGCTAGCTGCTTCATTCAAGAAAGCAGGATCTACCCATACTTTACAAGAATTTGCCTCCCCACGAATAGGCTCTTCCCATGGAATAGTCTCGGTGGCCTCTCCACTATCTTTAGAGGCAAACAACGTTAAACACTCTTGACTGAACGTAAGCTCTATTAAGTCAGACGCAACAGCACTATTCTCTCTAGACGCAAGAATTGACAAACGGGATACAGCCTCAAGCAGTGTACTTGGGAGCTTCCCAGATGCTAAAGGCAGTGCCTCGGTGGCTCCCGTGATGCACTTGAATATATCAGCGTATGGGTAGCTACTGTGGTCTTTTCTTTTTGCGGCTACACGGGTTCCTCCGTCGTACTCAAATATAATCCAGGAGTTGTGGATACAGTATCCCGTAGGAGTCCCCACCTTAAGAGCTGTTTTAAGTGCGGCGCCATCTATCCAGAACTTATCCATACTAGACTCTAAGGAATAAACACAAATTCTATTGGAATCCGTCTCTATAACGTATGAACGACCTGTACCGTCATCCCCTACAGCGATACCCCTAAGTTCTTGTGCTGTATTCTTAGCTAAGGTACACATTCCAACACCTGTAATAAATCCATTGGGGATAGGCTTGAACGGCGGAATATCCCCATCAAAAATCAATCTACTATAGTTTTTGTCCGTAACAGCAGTCTTTAATGACGCCTTAGTTCTTCCAGATTTAAATTTCAAGACCCCCTCCTTAACTTCTACGGACACCGCCACGGTGGATGCCTTAGATAAGAAGTTATAGAAGTCGTGGCCTTTTACAGAGAACGAAAGCCCTTGGGTGTCACAGGGGCTGGTAATCGCTATGGTGCCGTTATATGCACTCACAGCGGTGCCTGTGAATAGCAATTGATCAGAGCATTCTAGTATAGTAGGGACCTTATCCACGGCGTTAATAACGGGCTCTACGGCATCTAGCATTTCTTGCTTTTGTAATGAAATCATAAATATTATCTCCTATATTGCTATCTTTTTGTAGGTCGGCGGGGTTGCTCTTCGTCAAACGCGTAGGCTTCCTCCTGCCCTAAATCCACTTGTGACAGAAACTCTATCTCTAAATACGGACGCCCTATAGCTAGGCAGCTGGTGCATACTACAGCGTCATTCACGGGGGCGCCGTCGCGCAATGTATCAAAGTCTATACGGACAATTCCCATCTTCTTTTCTTCCGTGGTTTGGTTGATGTTCCCAAGCTTTGTCACGTGGTTCACCTTACGTATATCATCAGTAACGTTCTTAGCCTTAACATCTTTCTCACCACCGACCGTGTCACGCCCCGAGTGAGATACCGTGATTACAGCCCCTTTAATCTCACTAGCGACATTCCGTAACGCCTTCCACGTATTATTTAGTCTATCTCGTTCCACGGCACCAGGGCCATGATCCATCCCGTCAGCATAGTCTAGACATATTACGTCAGGTATAAAATTCTCGTACACATCTAAGTTCTTTAGTTCAGACTTCAGGCCATTTATAGATAGGTTCCCTAGTGAATAGTTCCGTAGCTCTAGCTGCCCCCGTCTACTCATCTTACGAAAAGTACTCTGCATCGCCTCAATAGAGCTTATGCGGGTGTCCACCATCGGAGGTGTATGCTTTCCCACCACAACACGAGCTTTTCCCGATTCATCGAAGGTAAACGTCGGCCAGTCTACTTCCTCACCGTACCTAGTCGTGCCTGTCAGCATCTGCCAGAAGCGCCTTATCATCTGAACCTTGCTCATCTCTAAAGATATAAAAAGAACTTTCAAGCCGCTTAATGCAGCCACAGTCGCGAAGTTCATAAGCCACCACGTCTTTCCACATTTCGGGGGGCCAACTAGAGCAATAAAGTCTTCTCTAATTATAGGGCCCATAATAGCGCCTAGAGGACCAGGCATTCTAAACAGTTCTTCCTCAGTGTTATCAAAAGCATTAGCTATCTCTCCAGCGTCCTTGAACAGGGAAACACCTTCGGATTTATGTGCGTCGGGCTTCGTGAACTGGGCAATCTCTGTATAACCTCTAGGTATATCCTTTCCTTGGATGGCTCTACCTAGCTTCTCGTAAAGACGTACGAGCGACCGTTCTTGAAAGTACTTTAGAGCCATGTCCTTAGACAGCTCTAAGTTGTCAGGAGCCCATTCGTCGGAGCAAGTGGACAAGAACGCAAAAACCATATCGGCATCTGCCGTAGGTAGTTCCGACACTTTCTGCCTGTACAAATCTGTAATGGCGTAGCCTGGAGCAGCGGATGTATGGTCGTAATAATCGTAGCACCACGTAGCCACGATGCGGCCGAGGGAGGACTCGAATAGCGAAGGATCACCAGCCGACTTACAGAAGGCTATAAGCGGGGTGGACATAATCAGATTAGAAATTACGCGACGTTCGATAGAAAGTTCAATCTTTTCTCTTCTTAACATGGGGGTACTAGCTTCCTTTTTGCATAATATAGCCGACTATTACACGGTCGTACAGCCACGACGCTCTAGAATTACCGATAATAGGTCTATATCCGCGGCAGCCTTACCATCCATAATTCCTCCAAACATTGCAGAGCGGCCATCAAGAACCTCGATAGCGTCCATGTCAATCGTGTTTGGAGCTACGAAGTAATATGAAGTCACAGAATCTTTCTGCCCCATGCGGCATAGGCGGTCTTCTGCTTGGTTGTGCAGTAGTGGTGTGTGAGCAAACTCTACGAACGCCACATCGGATGCTACCTGCTGAAGCCCATCAATCCCTATACCGCCAGCCTGAATATTGGCGATAAACAACCGACAAGCAGGGTTATTTATAAACGTATTCACCGCACTATTCTTTTCATTGGCAGATATCCCTCCATAAACCTTCACGGGACTCCATTGCCGTAAACTATCGTGCAAGAGCTCCACGACGCTTCTATGCCACGCAAACAATAGTAGCTTCTTTCCAGAAGACAAAAACTCGTCTACCCATGCAAGTATGGCCTTCTCTTTTAACAAGTACGACGTATGTAGTAATTGTGCTACGCGGGACCGTGGGTTGTCTTCTCGTGTGCGTACTGTGGACGAGAATGCCGCGGCCTCTTCATCCATGTACGCAGATAGCTCCTTCGCATCTACCTCTAGGGGTACAACTTCAATAACCTTGGGTGGTAACTCTTTCATCACTTCCTGCTTTGTGCGCCGAAGCATGCAATTGACTAACAGCGTATGCAACTCGCTTTCGTTAGAAGAGCCTTTGTACGTTGTTCCGTATGCGTTTGTTTCTGGGCCACAATATCTATTTAAGTAAGACCACATATTCTTAAATACTCGGGGCTCCACGGTGTTTAGTAACGGCCAGAACTGCCGCGGACCAGATAGGATGGGGGTACCACTCATGCCGATTACATGAGGTATCTCTTTGGCTAGCTTGACGAAGGCTTTTGACATCTTGGAGTCGGGGTTTCCTATTGCCTGGATTTCATCGCCGACTATAAGACGAAAACCAACCTTAGATAGGGACTCTTCCCAGTACGTTAATATTTCCCAATTTATGACGTAGCTCTTGTCCTTAGATAGTGGCTTTGGTGACTGCCCGTACAAAACTTGAACGTCAGGATACGGCTTATTAGTAGAGCCTACCCACTTGCGGTAAGCAGCCTCCCATTGTAGCTTGGTGGTTGCTGTAACAACGTATAGTGCGGGATACGCATTGGCATAGGTCATCCAGGATAGTGCCTCTACAGTCTTACCACAATTATGAACTACAAGTCTATTAGCCGTAAAGTTATTATAGTTAAGGACCTTCATGTCGTAAGTAGGCCGTAATCCAGCATTTGTAACGGATTTTACTTTAGATGCTTTTAGCACGCCGTCCTCCACGTAAAGAACCTCCATGCCTAAGCTATCCTCCGCTTGTACGTACCCAGTCGGTGTTCTAATCTCGTGATCAGGGGTAAGTATGACGTACACACCGTTATAGAGGGTTACGTGTTTACACATTTTGTGACCGCTGAACGTAACATCAATAATCTCCCCATAGGTTGCCATATAGCTATCTTTGCCACATTCAGCATACCAGCCAGTTGGGTCTTCTACAAATGCATCAAATAGATCACTGAATCGTAACTGTAGGGGCTTTCCGTGGTGCGTAACACGAACAACCATACTGTAATCAATGCACCCCATCTCATCGCCAAGAATAACCCGACCATGTCTGTGCTGTGCGAACTTCAAAAAGTCTATCTGGTAGGACCGTAGTCCTGGAATTAGGACACCTTCTGGATCTAGCTTAGTGTTCTCAATAATCTGCTTCTGCTTAATCAGAGGGCTTTCTTCAGGAGGAAGCTCCGAGAAACTGGTGGGGCTAGGCCAGCCAGAGGCTAATGCCCAATTTTGGGTAAGTACATTCCAAGGGATAACCCAAGTTTTCTTTACGGGATTGTATTCACGGGTAGGCAGCTTACGAACCGCGTCCAGTATAAATTTCCACGTGTCCTTAGACCGTGTATACCATGTGAGAGACACCTTGTCTTCTTCTGCATTAATAAATTCTGCCACATACTTTACACCATCGATTTTATCAATCGGTTTTGGGAAACGACCAGAACACATTATTGATGTAGCCTTATTCATTTAACAATTACTCCTCGTTTATCCTTACACCAGTTCTTGAAGGGTAGCCACGACGCCGCGCCTGGATACACAAAATAAGCAGGAAGAGCCCTACCCTTGCTATCTGCGTTCCACTCACGCACTAAGGTCAACGCCCTAGATATGTCCGCAAGACGTACCTTGTTTTCCATGACAGATAGCAAGCTATCCTTATTATCAATGTACCATTCTGTAAACCTAGCGACTCCATCCCACAGTTTATCTTTATTCGATAGCGTACTTAAGAACGGGGATTCCTTAACTATACAGTCAACAAGAGAAACAACAGTATTAGAAAAAGAATCTTTATATAGCATCTCTTTGTGTAGCTCTGCATATATGTCCACAAATGGGCTCCACTCTGTTCCGCTTCTCGTTGTAGACACGATAAAGTCCCTCACAGACCGCTTGCTCACAGAGTTTCCTTTTAACGGGGGCCACCAGTAACCACCGTTTAACTGCTTGCTGGCCACGTAGTCTAAGCAGTTCTTTATTTCGTGTAACACCTCCGACGGTTCTTTGAACTTGTTATTCAGTATGGAGGGACCACTATTCTTAGCCTCCGCGCGGGATAACCATGTGGAATCCCAAGCATGAAAATCCACAAAAAGCCCAGAAGATAGCCTTACGATTTCCCGAATCGTGTCATTCCACACGCCACTGTTCTTCTTTGTGACAGAGATAAACCCCTTATAACTCTGCGTGATTTTCTCTAATGCCACGGAGTCTTCCTGAGACAACGATATTGAAGCCCCCTTTACACTCAAGTTGAACCCAGTCTTTGGGGGCTCTTTCTTCTTTGCAGTGGAAAACTTCTTAAAGTCGTCTTTGTATAGATGAGTCTTAACGACTGGGCGCTCTACTTGTGGTAATGGGAATGACTCGGCTAACAAGTCCGGGGATTCTCGGCGTATCTCAATCACGTCTTTGCCGGTAACCCGCACCGTTGCGTGTATTCCAATCTTTTGTAAATACTTTAATAAATAGTCAGATATCTCTTTCATAGCAATCCTAATTCCTTGCGTAGCGGTAGTGCCTCATGTTCCGTGAGGTCTCCAGGGTCTCTAGGCGACCCGTTCTTATCATAACCTAGTTCAGCAGAGCATACCTCAACACGACAGCCACAGGCGGCTAAATCCACGGCGTAGTTCCTAGCGCGCTGCTGTGCCTCGGGTTCTGGGTCGAACAAAAATACAACCTCTGGCCACCGGGAGAGCATATTTAACTGTTCTCGAGTCAGGCTTGTTCCAAATGTAGCCACAGAGCCTGGGCCCATGCGCCACTGATCGAACACACCTTCAACAACCACAATCCTGTCACGATTCCGTGACAGTTCAGCTCCGTAGAGTAGGTGCTTATGGTGGGTGACGGCCATATCCACGGGGCAACACTTATATCGTAGTTCTTGCTGCCCCGTGTAGTCACGCCCCTGAAAAGTACACAACTTGCCAGATACGTCGTACACGGGGATTATTATTCTATAACGAAAATCTATACCCTGCCATGAGCCCACTAAATCTGTACCCACGATTCCGTGCCTAGCTATGAGTAGATCTGGGTCGAACCCACGGCCTGTAAGATAATTCCTGTGGCATTGCTGCAAAGGCTTTCCAGGTACAGTTATGTGTTGCACAGCAGCCGTTGGTTTTACTGCTTTGTAACTCCGATAAGGGGCTCCCCCTACAGAGTGTTTATTGATTAGCTCTCGTGCCGTGTTCATAGGTATATGCGCAGCTAGAGAGACCGCTTTTACGGGATGCCCTCCGTCACAACGCCAGCACGTCAGGGTAGCTTTCTCGATTGAAAAGTTACAGTGGTTGCTGGGGTCGTCACAAAATGGGCATTGTATGCTTATGCACCCAGCGGCTACGTTCTTACCAGAATCCCAGTTAGGCACACCGAGATCATCGAATAGGCTCTTCCAATCTGTCATGTGGTGGCCTTCATTAAAACAAGAGCGTGCTTATGTACAGCAAAATTGCTCCAAAAAAAGCAATAGTAGTGGTTCCTATGAATGCCCCTATGAAGGCCATGACAAAAACTTCGATATTTTGTGACATATCCTTTCTTTTACGAATACGAAATTTAGGTAACATCTTTAACACCTCCTTCTCAAATACTCTTGGATGGGTCAACTACCTACACCCTAAAGGGTGTGAGCTTGTAATGCACCAAAGCAACCGATAGTTGCAATGGGACTTACATACGATTGGGTGGTTGACTTGCACCCTGCCTTCCAAGTCCGCAACGCTCCGTCTAGGGGCATCTTGAACGAGGAAGGATGTTTGCTCTTGCGAGCGATGTTGATTGCAGCATTCCAGTCTGCATCAAGTACGATACCGTTCTTGCAATAGAACCTTCGGTTCTTGCGAGTACCTTCCTTCTTGCCAGTGGTGCAATCAGTCTGGCTTGTCATGAACGGAGAAACTGTTTCCACTGCCTTACCGTACAGTGGTGCCTTGTATGACAAGATTTGTTTGAACTTGTAGAATGGAATCTGAGACATTCTACGGTTGTGGGATTTCCGTTTGAACCCCTCATTAGTCTTTGATGTCTTCTGCTTGATNNTTTGCAATCTTCTGGCACATGTCAGTGGACTGGTTCTGTTCCTTGATGGACAGCTTGCGAGAGTGCCTTCTTGCAGACTTGGTACCTTTCTTCTGCAAGCATCTCTTTAGGTATCTTAGTTTGCGTCTACGCTTGTTGTATTCCTTGTCGCGGAACATAATGCCATCGGAGGAGATGGCGAACCTGCGTTCCCCCATGTCCAAGCCTATGCAGGTGTCGTTCTGCAATGGGGTCTCTGGCACCTTGAAAGGGATGGACATGTAGAACCGTCCATCCTTCACGAACATCGTAGGGTCTCCTGGGACATACCTCTTGAACATCTCCTGTATGCGTGGGTACGTCCTGAACCCTACACGGCTGCGTATGCGCTTAGTATTCGCGGTAAGCATGACTCCATCAGCCGTGAGGTGGTTGTACAAGTACCTGTTCAGCTTGTAGTTAAGCTGGGTCTTTTGTGGAATCTTTGCATTATTATGCCCGTTGGACTTTATACTGCGTATGCTTCCCATAACATCCCTATACATGGCTATCACGGCATTGGAGGTGAGCATGGGGTAGGCAGTACGGATGTGGGTATACACTGCATTGTGGACACTCTTTATGTCCAGGGGTACGTTGCTATCGTAGATGACACGAGCACACTCATTGTACGCTTCCTGCATCTGGTGCAACAACTCCACGAAGTAGGAATGACACTCCTCTGTTGGGAATGTTATCTCTGCGTTGTAGGTTATGTATAGTTCTTGCTTCTTCATATTATGTACACCTATGTGCAAATATAGGTTATTGTTAGCACTCTGTCAAGGGGCTAGGTTGCCAATTCCCGTACCACCCTGAAGGGATGGCATCTACCTTGGCAATTTTTTGTGTACACTTTACTTTCTTATTTTCTTCGTTTTTAGCTAAATTTCGGCACTTTTTACTAGTTTCTTCTAAATGTGCTACATTTTTGTTAAAGTATATCATGTCTTCTTCTTCTCTATCTTCTATAGAGATATCTTTGTG